CTGGGAGCGCAGGACCGAGTCCCAAACTTGGCGCGCCTTGACCACCTTCCGGAAGCGTCCTTGGGCCACGTACATTCGGTACAGCTCGTTGAACTCTTCGCCGTGGACGTCAGCTAGGCCGGGGCACTCGTTGGGGCACATCAGGTGCCAGTCGCCATCCTGCTCCACCTTTTCCATGAAGAGGTCCGGAATCCACATGGCCGTGAATAGGTCGCGGCAGCGCGCCTCCTCGTCACCCTGGTTGAGCCGCAGGTCCAGAAACTCCATAATGTCGGCGTGCCACGGCTCGAGGTAGACTGCGATGCTGCCCTTCCGCCGGCCTCCCTGGTTCACGTAGCGGGCCGTCGCGTTGAACACGCGCAGCATAGGGATGATGCCGTCAGACTGACCGTTTGTACCGGCGATGCGCGAGCCCTTGGCGCGGACGTTGTGGGCGTGCAGACCGATGCCCCCTGACCACTTGGAGATGTTGGCGCACTGCTCCATTGTCTGGTAGATGCCGCCGATGGAATCCTCCTTGATGCCGAGCAGGAAGCAGCTGGACATTTGGGGGCGGGTCGAGCCGGCGTTGAAGAGGGTAGGGGTTGCGTGGATGAAGTACTTCTTTGACATGAATTCGTACGTCTTTTTGACGCGCGCAATGTCATCACCGTGGATACCGAGCGCGACGCGCATAAACATGTACTGGGGAGTCTCGCCGTGGTTCAGGTAGCTCTTTTGCATCGTCTTGATACCGAAAAATCCAAAATCATAGTCGCGGTCGTGTTGAATCTCAGCATCCAGATCGAGCGCGACGCACTTCATGAAGTAGTCAGAGACGACACCGCGGATATGCAGACCGACCATGGCATCGCTAAAAGTTTTGGGACAATTTTTGTGCATATCAGAGACGATGATACGGGTCGCGAGTGTCTCGTAATTAGGGTTCTCGGTCACCATGTCGATGGAGACGTCGGCGCTGAGAGCATCCACGTCACTGGTCTTGATTCCGTCGTACATTGACGAGAATACCTTTTGGGCCACCTTGTCAGCCTGGACACCCTCGAGGTCCGCGCAGAGCTTGTGGATACGCTTGGTCACCTTGTCGAACAGCATGGGCACTTCATCTCCGGAGCGCTTGATGACACGCATTCTTATATAAAACATTTGTCTCTTTTTTTTAAGTGGTCGGTACGCAGGTCCTGGGTCGAAATTTTATTGGTATGATATAATAATGGCTACGCGTATCGAGCCGACTCCTCTGAGCAATTCATACTTTTCTGATTTCAACCGCGAGTCTCTTCACCTGGCCATCATCGAGGAGGCGCGCAAGCGCACAGGGTATGTCATCGACCGTCAGAGCGACGGTGACCTTCAGGCCTATATGAAGGCTGTATATGTGAACATGATGCGCGACCCCTTCCAGAACGTCAAGGGTCAGCTCGAGGCGATGAATAGCGCGGTGGTGACCCAGGCTATGCGCGACGTCTTGCCGGGTATCCTGCAGCAGCTGATTTACCTGCGCGACTCGAGCACCCTTCCGGCCCCCCTTATAAATGCACAGAACACGAGCACCCGTGGCATGAAGATGGGTCAGAACAACAAGTTTGCATTTTAAGTCTGGCCGATGGGGCCAGCTGCTTGTCGGGATCCGACCCTTCGTCTCGATTTTAAAAACATTTATATAAAATAATTTATGAAGGCGCTGGATGAGATACTTATTGGGTTCCTCGTCTTTTTCCTGATTGAGCGCGGTCTGCGTCTGGGCAGTAGTCTAAAGTATGGCAGGCCAGAGGATACCAAGGTGCTCCAATTTGAGTTTTGGATACTGGTGGTGGCAATGGCGACAGTGATGATATTCCGTCGGAGAATAGGTAGCGTGAATCTATGATAAGGGTTTGAACAGATAAGTATGTATGATGAATCAGTACCGTGACGAGACGTACGAGCTGTGCCGTACGAAAGGATGGGACAAGGCACCCGTTCAAACGGTATGGCTTTTGCTCACAGAGGAGATTGGCGAGCTGGCGAGTGCCATCAGGCAGCACCAGCGGAGTTTCAGAAAGACTGGCCTAAAAAAAGACAAGGGGACTGATATTGTAACTGAGATGGGGGATGTTTTCAGTTATCTGTTCCAGTTGTCGTACATGTTGAATGTTGACCTTGACCATATGTGGAACATCCACCGAGAAAAGATGGCCACAAAAGTTTATCTTCGTACATAGTAACGATGGCACTGTCAATGCTGGTTGATGACCAGCTCAGCATGAATCGCATTAACCCGTACACGCTTACGGGGACTTTTGGTGTACCCACTGACGGCATGTATAAGACGCCACTGGATGCACAGTATACAACAGAAATTGACCCAATCCCAGCCGAGACCGGGACCGTCTTCCCGGACGATACCCCGGACCACTTTGCGCCGAGCCGCATCAACATGTCCAGCGGCATGATGGCCAACACGGTAGGTGACAGAGGTAACGCACCGTTCGCTATGTTCCCAGCGCGCAAATACCAGTATGATGATGGACACGTTACATTTATGCGCCCGTCCATGCCCGGTGCCAAGCGCGTCGTCTCGGATAACAGCACACTGATTATGCTTCTCGTGGCGCTCGCAGCTATCCTGTTTGTGTTTCGCAAAAATCTCAAGTAAAACTAGATGACTATCAACCGGTTTTATCAGCTGGCGAACCAACGCCGGAACAATAAGATAAACTTGCGCCCAAACCCCAGACTACCACCGCTCAACCAGAATCTTAGACTAAGCGTAGCACAATTGAAACCAACTTATATAAGACTGTCTGTGTTGGCTGGGAACAAGAGCGTAGCGCACCTGAATGTCCAACCAAGAAACCTTTGGATACTGAATAATAACAAGCAAAAAACAAGCAGAAATAGCCGCAGAGGTGGCCGACAGGTACAAGTTCTTTATCTGGCCCATGGCGAGACTAATAAGAACTTTCGTCAAAGAGGTATAGGTGAGTATCTGCGCCGTCTCGCGAATAACATGGCACGCAATGCAGGGTTCTATGGGACAAATCAGTTGTCCACAAATTTAGAGGCGAACAGTAACAGCAACAATAACGCACCACCCGCGTCAATATCAGCCTCGGGACGAATAATGACACGACTGGGTTTCAGACGTGTCCCTACACCAAATTCAGAATATGTAAATAATTTTGCATATTATTTTAGAAAAGTTTATAATCATAACCACAAGAGAAAAAGGAACAACTCGCGGGGGTGACCCTTCGGGTCAAATTTTATTAATTTTTTGTCCAATGACCAAGGGGAGTTTAGACTCGAGCAAGGCGCGTTCCTTCAGTTTGCGCTCAGCAGCCCCCTTGCACAGGTGCACCTCAAGTTGTATGCAGCCATAGCAGCAGCTGGAAGAACACTCCTTGCATACAAGCATCGCGTTGTTCCGTTTGCAGTGTGGGCATTTCATTCGCTCTGTATATAACAGATATATTCATTAAGTGGTGTGTACGGTGTCAAATCGAGTTCAACCTCGCACAGACCATCGCGTTTCGCAGCCTGGACCCGCTCCCAGAACGCCTCCATGACCGGCAGCGCATCCGCAAACCACTGCCGGTCGCGCTTGACCCTGACGACATTAAACTCTTCGGGCTTTTCGCCAGCCGGCCGGTACTGGATGAAGTCGCAATCCTCAAAGTCCAAAATCTCGAGCAGCAGCTGAATCTGTGGCATGTAATGCTTGGGCACCTTGGACTCAATCTTGCGAGACAGTGGGCACTTGATTTCGATGAGCATCCCATCCTCTGTCACACCGTCAGCGGAGCCTCCGAGCCACTTGTGAACAGGGTGCTGTACGAGCCCAATCTCATGGCTCTTCTTGTTGTACCGGGCGTCGTACAGGTCGCGCGCGATGGGCTCGAGCAAAGTGCCGTGTGCCGTCGCGGCGTTCCCTGCCCACTTGAGCTTGAGCACCTTTTTCATAAGGAGTTTGTCAGGGGTTTCGTAGTGATTGTCACCGAGCGCAGACGCGACATCACTGGCTGTCAGCATCCCCTCACGCAGCTGGAGCCAAGCCTCTGAGCGCTGGTCATGGTATGTTCGACCGAGGAGCTCTTTCACCCTTGGGTCCATTACTTTTAAATCGCGGGTCTGTTTTAAGCAACATTTCAGCCGCATTTTGTTCAGCCTCCTTCTTCGTAAGAGCAAAGCCTGACCCACAGTCCATACCATCAACAAATACACTGATGAAGAATCGGCCATTTGTGGTTGTGATATGGCGGTAGTCAGGTGTGGGTATCTTCATGGCTTGGCACATGCGCATCAACTGGTCCTTGTAGTTGTCGTCATCCAAGTTTAGTTCAATTTTTTCAAAAGAATTCATAATAAATTGTTTTGCATAGACCATCCCGAGGTCGAGGTAGATGGCACCCACAAACGCCTCGAACACATCCTCGAGAATGTTGTCGTTGGTGTTCCAGCCGTTGCGTATACCCTTTTCATCCATGAGGATATACCTGTCCATCCCCAGTTTCTTCGAAATCTCACAGAGCGTCTTCCCTCTGACCATCTTGGTACGCGCCTTGGTCAGGAAACCCTCTTGATGTTTTTCGTACAAGTCAAATAAGTGCTTGGTTATAATGAAACCTAGCACAGAGTCCCCCATAAATTCAAGCGTTTCATAGGACCCCGTAAGTCCCTTGTAACGTTTGAGAGCAGATTTATGCGTAAATGCGCGACGATATAGACTGACATCTTTCACCTTTGTACCCACGAGAGTAGACAGTACTTCGCGTGGGAGCAAAGGAAGCTCTTGCTCCTCTTCGGTTGACATTGTTATATTATATTACACACAAATTCTTAAGTCCCTTTTCACGCCGCCGACTTGACCACCTTGGGGCGAACCTTCTTCTCCTTGGGCGCCTCGGTGGCCGCCTCTGCTGCTACTGGCTTCTCCTTGACGGCGACCGGCTTCTTCTCCTTGGGCGGGGCGGGCGGCTTGACCTCCTTGATGTAGTGCGGGCTGACAAACTTCTGCAGGTTCAGGAACGACACCTCCTCGCCCTCGGGGGGGTTCAGGAGTGCGCGCAGGGTGTCATCCATCAGAATCACCTTGCCATTCTTCAGGCCGCGCTCCGACACGTAGGCATTCACAAACTTGGTCACCTGCGTACGGGAAATCTTGTCGTCTTCGGCCAGACCCAGGAACTTCTGCAGAGCTGGGGTTACGCTCTGGGGCTTGTTGAAGCCGTTGTTCTTGGCGCGCTCAGCCGCCTTCTCACCGCTGGGGTCGCCGATGTACTGACGAATCTTACGGACATCCTTGCGGAGGCCCTTCAGCTCCTTGGCCAGCAGCTCGAGGGTAACGGGGGTCTCGTTGACAGATGCCATCTTTCTACTATACACTAGACCCAGGGCTTTAAGTGCTTACAGGAGGAGTGCAAGTGCAAGTGCCATTGTTCCAATGAATGTGACCAAGGGTCGATTATCAGTTTCTGCAACAGGGGGTCTCTCAGGTGGCTGACTTGTCAGGATGAGCGGATAAGGCTTGACTGGCTGCGGGTCCGTGTACGTACCAGGTTTAGTGACTATGGTCTGCATGTACATAGGGTCTGACTCGAACGCCCGTACCCACTTCTGGACAGAGGGCTTGTCCGAGATGGGCAGGTTGTCAGTAAAACCATACGGCATTTTTGGATTGCCGCTTGGTTGCAAAGACTGGTTAATCTCGGGCTGGCGTCCAGTACAGGCATTCTTGCAGCACGCCGCCTTGCACGGACGAGTGTGACCCTTCTCCCGGTCAATAAATGCACAAAAAGTTTTCCCAGGCTCTGAGGGAGAGGGCAAGCACGCGCAATCAGGCGAACAGTTTGTTGCGCTCATTACAATTAATTAATATTTTTGTTGATAATAAATGGAGTACGGTACCCCAGTCAAGCTCCCGGACGGTCGCTACTTTCTGAAGATGGCTAATGCGTTGCACCAGGTGAACGGTGTCAAGCTGGTTGACTCTCTGTCAGGCAGCAACATCTCTTTCCAGATTCCAGAGGCGGGTCGTGAAATCATCAGCAAGTGTGACGAG